TGACAGATTATAAAAAACTGATTGAAGAATTTGAGGATGAGGAGCGTCAGAAAAAAGCAGTGTGGGAAGTGGAACAACATGATATGATACAAAGACCAAAGCACTACGAGCAATATGTTATTGAGCCTGTGTCATTCATCATGAAAAATGGGTTGCCTTTCTGGATGGGTAATGTTATAAAGTACATAATGAGGGCAGGTTATAAATCTAATGCAGATGAGATAACAGATTTGCGTAAGGCAAAAAGGTATATTGATATGCGTATCAATCAGCTAGAGGGGCGAGAGCCAAATGCGAGTTAAACTATACGTGACTATTGACATTGACCCCGATGACTATCCAATACCGGCAGATGGCGATGTGGCTATCGAAATTGAGGAGAGTATTCGTGAATACTTCTATGATATAGAAGGTGCGAATATAAAAAGCATAAAGACATTACAGGAGTAACACCAATGAACAATTATCTACCAACAGACTACCAAAACTTCATAGCACTTTCACGCTATGCACGATGGAAAGAAGATGAGCAAAGGCGTGAGACATGGCAGGAAACTGTGTCTCGCTACTTTGACTACATCACAGACCACCTTCGTGACAAACACAATTATAAAGTCACAAAGGAATTGCGCAGCGAATTAGAGCAAGCCGTACTTAATCAGGACATCATGCCAAGCATGAGGGCATTGATGACTGCTGGTCCTGCCCTAGACCGTTGCCATGTTGGTGGGTACAACTGTTCATACGTACCAGTGGATAGTCCACGTGCGTTTGATGAGACTATGTACATCCTCATGTGTGGTACTGGTGTAGGCTTCAGTGTTGAACGCCATCACGTAGAGAAACTACCTACCGTGAATGAAGACTTTCATGAGACAGCCACAGTAATCAAGGTAGGTGACAGTCGTCCGGGATGGGCAAAGTCACTGAAGGAACTGATTGCCATGCTGTACACTGGACAAGTTCCTAAGTTTGATGTGTCAGAGGTACGCCCTGCAGGTGCAAGGCTAAAGACATTTGGCGGTAGGGCATCAGGTCCACAGCCTCTTGTTGAGTTGTTTAACTTCTGCATTGAGAAGTTTAAGAGTGCAGCAGGACGTAAGCTATACCCAATCGAATGTCACGACATCATGTGTAAGATTGGTGAGGTTGTAGTTGTTGGTGGTGTACGCCGTTCTGCCCTCATCAGTCTGTCCAACTTAAATGATGACCAGATGCGTCATGCTAAAGCAGGTCAGTGGTGGGAGAATGAAGGACAACGTGCGCTTGCAAACAACAGCGTTGCCTACAAAGAGAAGCCGCAGATGGGTACATTCATGCGTGAGTGGATGTCACTTTATGATAGTAAGTCAGGTGAACGTGGTATCTTCAATCGTCAGTCTGCTAAGAAGCAAGCAGCAAAGAATGGTAGGCGTGATGCTGACCACGACTTTGGATGTAACCCTTGCTCTGAAATCATACTTCGTCCATACCAGTTCTGTAACTTATCAGAGGTGGTTGTAAGGGCTTCAGACTCACACCAGAGTCTATTAGACAAGGTTAGACGAGCAACCATACTAGGCACGTTCCAAGCCACTCTGACGGACTTTAAATACCTTCGTAAGATATGGAAGAATAATACAGAGGAAGAGCGTTTGCTTGGTGTGTCATTGACAGGTATCATGGATAGCCTACTTACGTCAGGTCAGTCAATACTAGGCACAGACCTTGCTGTCACACTTGAGTCGCTTCGTAAAGAAGCAATCAAAGTAAATGCAGAGTTTAGTAAGAAGCTAGGCATCAATCAGTCTGCTGCCATTACATGCGTCAAGCCTAGCGGCACAGTGTCGCAGTTAGTAGACAGTGCATCTGGTATTCATGCTCGTCACAACCCTTACTACATTCGTACTGTTCGTGGTGATAACAAAGACCCACTGACACAGTTTATGAAAGCACAAGGTATTCCAGCAGAGCCGGATGTCATGAAGCCTGACAGCACGACAGTGTTTAGCTTTCCAATGAAATCACCTGAGACTGCAGTCACAAGAGATGACCTGTCAGCTATTGAACAGTTAGAATTGTGGTTAGTTTATCAGTTGCATTGGTGTGAACATAAACCATCTGTCACTATCTCTGTGAAGGAACATGAGTGGATGGAAGTTGGGGCATGGGTCTATGAACACTTTGATAATGTGTCGGGTATTAGCTTCTTGCCACACAGTGAACATACATATCAGCAAGCACCTTATCAGGATATTAATGAAAAACAGTACAAAAAGTTCTTGACACAGATGCCAGATAGTGTAGAATGGAGTAAGTTACCTGAGTTTGAAAAGGAAGACACAACATCAGGTGGTAGGGAGTTAGCTTGCACAGCAGGTGTCTGTGAAGTAGTTGACTTAACGGCTGCATAGTGATAGAGTGTAGTGGATTAGACCTGTTATGGTGGCAGTGGTGGATACTTGTTATGATTACAACCAACACTGTCATCAACTTGATTGTGTTCTTTAGACACAGGTTTAGGAAGTAATAGGGTTTCCCATGACGGTGGGAAAAGCATAGTGACTGAACAACCTTCTGTAACGGGGGTAAGGTATACACGGGGAGTGGTCCTCCTGCTCAACCAGCTAACGTGTAGTTCGGGTGAAGTATAGGAAGTTACTAGCCTGATGTGGGTATCATCCAAATCCCACCTATGCACTTTATGAAAGGATTTGACAATGGTAGGCATGATTGATATAAAAGATGTAGTTGACCACCCAGATGGTTCAGCAACTGTAATATTTGAGTGTGACGAAGCAGCAAAGAAAGCACTCATTAACGAAGGGCTTATCTCCTTGCTTGAGAAGGCAGTCAGTGAGCATCACCCAGAGTATAAAGCAACGGAAGGAGTAACAGAGAATGAAGATTAGATTTGACACATACACTAAAGATATGGGTGCTGCAGCAAGCGCATTTGCAGCATTGTATAATCATTGTACCGATTTGACGGTAGCAAAGAACGAGTGGCATGATGGTGCTATTAATGTTCACGGAGATATTGACTCTAGTAAAGCAAGCGTCTTAGAGAAAGCACTACCTGATGGCACGTTCAACGAAGATGCAAGCAAACTCTAGCATGATATGGAAACAGGGTGATGGGTGGATACAATACAATCCGTCACCTAACCATCCATGTTATGATGAGTGGCAGAAACTAAAGCAACAGAAGGAGAATGAAGACAATGACAACAGAACCAAATGATATCATCACAGTTGATGATGTAGAGTATAACGTAAATGATATGACTGACCAGCAGAAGTATGCAGTCAATCAACTACGAGCATTGAACAATAAAATTCTAAATGCTCAGTTTGAATTGGACCAACTACGTGCAGCACAAAATATGTTCTCACAATCGCTGACTACTTTACTGAAAACACAAACGGAAGGAGCAGTAGAAGATGAAAAATCTGGAACCGAAGATTGAGGACAGAAAGAAGTTTGACATTGACCTTGAGTATGGTAAGGTACGTGAAAAACAAGTAGCTGATATGCTTCAAGATAAGAAGATTGAAGTGAAGAGTGAACGAGATGTCTGGCAGAAGACAGGTAACATTGCTATTGAATATGAATGTTACGGCAAGCCTAGTGGTATTAATGCCACTGAATCAGATTACTGGTTTCATAATCTGTGTATTGGTGAGGACATCTTTGCAACCATTGTGTTTGACACAAAGAGTTTGAAGCGCATCATCAACAACCTTGATTACAAACGCAGCGTATCAGGTGGAGATAACAATGCATCACGTATGTACTTGCTCAACCTACAGAAGTTGTTCTCATCCGATGTAATCAAAGCATTTAAGGAGACACAGGATGAATTGGCTAGAGCAGCAAGCTAAAGACTTTATGGAAAGGAGAGGCATGAGTACAATTACAGCGACAGAATATCAACAGAAGGCATCTGAGACTGCTATCTTTCCAAAAGAAAAAGCCCTTGAGTACATTACTCTTGGGCTGACAGGAGAAGCAGGTGAGATTGCAAATAAGGTGAAGAAACTTATTCGTGATGGGGCAGATGAAGAAACACTAGAGCAGAAGAAGATTGAAATTGGCTATGAGTTAGGTGATGTACTTTGGTACTGCGCTATGTTAGCACGTGAAGTGGACATTAACCTTGGACATATTATGGAAAAGAACATTGAGAAGTTGCATTCACGTAAAGAACGTGGTACACTAGGTGGGTCTGGCGACAACAGATAATAATAATCTCCTTTCTAAATCTCCATAAACTAAAGGGGTGGTCTAAGTGCCACCCCTCTTTTTGTGT